GGCCGGGCGGTCGAGATCAACCGGCCGGCCTTCCGTAAAAGGGTCCGGTGGATCTCCCACGGCCTTTGCCAGCTTCTCCGCGTCGTCGGGCGGTTCGGGCTTGGCGCCATCCTTGATTGGTGGCTTCTTCTGCCCGGGCGGTAGCGGCTTGCCGTCTTCGCCAATCGCTGGCGGGACAGGCTTCATCGCGGCAATTTCTTCATCCGTCAGCGGCTCCCGGCCGAGATCCAAACGAACCTCGTTGACCTTGAGCACGCCGGCATCGATGTAGATCTTGTCGATCTCGGCCCGTTCCTTCGGATCCTGGGCTTCTGCGTCGTCCCATGTGAATTCAAGATTCGGTAGCTTGAGCCGGATCTGGATGATCCCGTCCATCGTCTCCTTGACCCACAGCGAGAACGGCTCGATGCCTTCCTCGCTGGCCGACTCCTTGGCGTTGTCGCTGGTCGATCGATTCATCTGCTTGATAAATGGCGTCGCCGGGTACGAAAAGGCGAAGCAGGCGATGCGTGCCAGCCATTCATCGAACTCGGCCTTCAGCGCCGGCTCCTTGACCGCGGTGTACTTCGATCCGTTCGGGATCGCGCGCGCCTTGCGCCGCTCCGCAAGGTTGCCGGACAGCATGCCATCGAGGATGTTTTGGTATTCCTTGAGCTGGCTTGGTGTCCACCCCGGCGCGCCTTCGATGAATCCTTCAGGCAGGTTGCCGTTCTCGTAATACTCCAGATTGCTCGCCGCGCGCGACAGCAGGAGTCGGGCCGTAATGATTACCTGTTCGGTAGGGCTGTAGCCGTAGATCCGATTGGTGCGCGGGTTCCGCGGCCGGTATATCAATTCGTCGGTGCTGTAGTTGGTCGCCGGCAGCCCCTGAAGTACTTGCTGATACGCCGGATCTGGCGCCTGCGGCGTCCATCCGTGCGTGTCGATGATCCGCTTGATCGTGGCGCCGTCGATGGGGCGCAGCGCGTACAGATCGCCGCCGACAGTTGTTTGCCAGTAGAGCACTGGCGCGTCGAGCACAAAAACGTCTTCGAGGTACATGCGGAGCCAGTCGGACCAGCAATGATCCTTGTCTGGCCGCTTGAAAAACAGCTGCAGCCTCTCGGCCTCGGGGTCGTCTTTCACCTTGTCGTCGACGTTCTTGATCCGCCACGATCGCGAGCACAGCTGGTCCTTTCGGGTTTCGATGAGCAGGCGAACGATCTCGCAGGTATCGGCGAACACACGGAGCTGCTGGAAGCTGATGCCTTCGGGCTTGATGGTGTTCAGCGTGTTGACGCTGATTGGCATCTGGAACTGCCGGCCGCGGACTTCCTCGGGTGCTGTCTGTTCGAGTGGCTGGCCCGGACCAAACCAGTCGGCCTTTCCGGTCAGCGCGTAGCGCGCGCCAGCAATCACGCGGGCGATCATGCCCTGTTCAATGTTCGTCTCGATACCACCTTTGGTGGTCATAGGTATCCCCTTCCTTCTTTCTCGGCGGCCTTGTCGAGTGCAGCCTGTTCGGCAAGTTCGGCCTTCATGAATTGCAAGTATGCGTCATTCTTGTCGCCGAGCATCAGGTCGGTGAAGGCCCATACTAACGCATCCATCCGGTCGGGCGATGCGGCCGAATCGTCGAGCGGATCCCACTCGCACACCTGATCCTCCAGCTTTGGGAACTGGCCGACATGGTGGATCCTGCCCTGTTCGTATAGCGCCGCGACAGGCTCCGCCCGCTTGGCCTTGCCCCGGGTCGCGTGCACCTTGGTCACCGGCACGTTGCGATCGACTGCCCGAATAACCGCTTCGACCATGTCGCCGCCTTGGTTCACCTCGGCCACGATCCGGTCGGCCAGCGACTCGTGGTATGCCTTCACAGCCACCTTCGCCCAGCCCTCGGGTGAGGCTACCAGCGTCAGGTCGGCCAGCAGGTAGCCGTGGTCGATGCCGTCCTTGTCGACGGCGCAGCCGGCCACGACGATGCCTGTCTCGTTGCTCCCTTCCGTGTCGGTGGCGCCGGGATCGATTGCGACCACGATGCGGTCGAGATTCGCCGGCGCCCGGACCACCCGGCCCTTTTCGATGTCCTTGCGCTGGAACAGGGCGCCCGGGTTGTCGTCGAGCACTTCGCCCTTGATCTCCTGCCGGCCAATCCGGGTGCCTTCGTACTTGCGCAGGATGGCGCTGAAGAACGTCTTGGCGAGGTTCGCGCGGTTGTCGTAGGTCGACCCGCGCGTGACAAACGTGGCGGGGTCGGCAATGAGATCCCGGACCAGCAGCGTCGGCCGTGGCGTGGTGGTAGCGATCGCCTGCGGGCATGTCCCAAGGCGCAGACCGAAATTCGCTTGGTCCCATGAGTCGGCGTACCGCCATGCAGCGATTTCATCGGCCCACAGCTTTTCGTGCTGCTTACCGCGGAGCCGGTCGGGCTCATCGGCGGTGAAGATCAGGGAGACGGCGCCGTTCGGCCATAGTAGCCGGCTGGAGCTGTGCAGGTATTCTGGCCGCTCCAGCCTCGGGCAACACGATAGAATGCCGGACTCACCTTGGATCATGATGTCCCGGGCGTCGGATGAGGTCGCGCCGATCAGGTTGATGTACTGGAACCCTTGCTTGTTCCATGCCCTGACGGCCTCGGCGCCGGTGCGGGTCTTTCCCCATCCTCGGCCGGCAAGGATCAGCCAGTAAGTCCATTCGCGCCAGGTTGGCAGTATCTGATCGGGCCGGGCAATTACCCCGTCCCAATCGTAGGCCATTGCCAGCATTTCTTCTTCGCTGAGATCCTCGGCGAATGCTTGAATCTGCTCTTGGGTTACAGGACCGCCCATGCCTCATCCGCCAGTTTTTGGTCGCGGATGTAATCGTAAGGCATGTAGCAATAGCCGTGGTCACCCCAGCGCGGACCCCAGCTGTTGCGCACGATCATGTGCTGGGCGTGGTCGTTGTAGCCGACGCACAGGACGGCGTGGCCGCCTTCGGGCTTCTCATCGCGGCGAGGCATCGGGATGATCCCGGTGCGCGCCACAGCGGCCGACTGGAGCGACGGAAAGCACACGAACCCGAACACGAAGGGCGTCCGGCCGGCGAGACAGGCCTTCATTGCATGGAACGACCGGATGGAACGGTACTCGCTGAAGGTCCGGGTGGCTGCGTCGGCATAGGCCGCATCGGATGGCCTTCGAATGGCCGCGGTCGTGTGATACGGCCACAGGGCTTCGAGGCATACCCCTTTCCGTTTGATCACCTTCATCCCGTCGCGGATCAGCGCGCCGGCATCCTGCCCGGTGGTGTGTTCGTATTCCCGCTCGCAGTAGTAGACAAACAGCCGGGACAGGTCTTGGAACCTGCCACGCTCCCGGTTCTCCAGCAGCTCCAGAGCGCCGACTATCGCGTTGCCGGTGCACGACCCAAGCCTGCCCTGATCCTCTACCTTCGAACACAAGTCCCGAAGGTCGATCGCTTCTGGCAGATCTCCGGCCGGCGCAGCCTGATAGATCCGGTCACGGTTGTCTGGCTGGCCACGCACCCAAGAAAGCATCCGCTCCATGCTCTACTCCTGCCCGGGCGGTGTTGATTCATCTTCCAAGGCTGCCTGCTGCACCGCAACACCGGACAGGAACCGCATGACCTTGGCGCGCGCTGCCGCGACTTCCGCTGCGTGTTCGTCGTCGGCGATCTCGACCCGGGTGGTTTCCTTCCATCCGGCCTGAGTCTTCAGCCAGAAGATCATCGCCGTGACGTTGCCCTTCTTGCACTGCTCGAACAGCCAGCCGGCGACCTGTAGGTTGGTCCCAGCCTTGCCCTGCTTGAGCTCATCGCCGTAATACTTGCGAAGGGTCTTGTCGTCGATCTCCTGCACCGCGGCGATCAGTGGCTGCGGCAGGCCGAGCGCCGCCATGCCCTTCACGCTCTTTCGGCTGTCGGCGGTTGGTTCGTGCGGGTTGCGGCTCATGGCAGGCCAAGCTTCTTGCGGGCCAGCGGACCAAGGTGCGGGTCGTTGAAGATCGCCACGGCTACGTCGACGGCGCCAGAGGTCGCGCCCCTGCGCTTGGTGTATCCCTCACCGCCGTTGCCTTGGTTGCGGCCGTTCCGGGCGACGGTGCGCCAGCGGTGGTCGCCCTTGCTGTCGCGGTAGAAGTGCACTTTGCCGCTCATGGCGTCGAGTCCTTTATTACCCGGGAGTTATCCTGTTCCCCTGCAACCTTCGAGTCAATCGACTGGTAGTTGGCAACCTGACCACGGTCCAAGCTGAACCCGTGACCGCACTCCGGGCATGTGAC